TGGTAACGCGCGACCTCGATAGATTCTCAGGGACAGAATTTTAATGATTTCAAAGGGTTAGGCCAGGGCGTGAAATCATATTCAAAATAAGGATGAAGATGGCGCCTTGATCTTCAACGAAATCCGAATAATAATATATCTCTGAGATAACGCTGAGAGGGACAAGATGGCCACGCCTAGCTATGAAAGCGCGAGAACGCGCAAGATGCTGGTCGATGCCGCGATCGCCGAGATGGAACTGGCGAAGGCGCGGCGCGAGTATGTGGCGGCTGAGGATGTCGAGGCGGTTTGGGCGGATGTCTTTGCAAACGCAAAGGCGCGGCTTTTATCGATACCGACAACGCTGGCGCCGATGTTGCTCGGCCAGGATGACATCGCCGAGATCAAGGACATCCTGGAAAAGGCGGTCCACGATTGCTTAGAGGAACTTGCTGCATATGATCCGAAAATCGACATCGCACCCAGAGATGATTCAGGCGATGCGGACGCTGGCGAAAAACTCGATTTCGACACTCCGCCCGCCGCCGCGATTAAGCGTAAGCGAGTGGGCCGACCTCGAAAGGCGTCTATCGAGTGAGGCATCGGCGGCGCCTGGTCGGTGGTATACTGACCGCACCGAATATCTGCGCGGCATCATGGACGCGGCCAGCGACCCCAACATCACCGAGATCGTGGTCCAGGCGGGGGCGCAACTCGGCAAGACTGAGGTGATCCTGAACATCATCGGATTTCACATTGCCCACGATCCCGCGCCGATGCTGGTGGTCCAGCCAACGGGCCACAAAGGGATGGCCGAGACATTTTCCAAAGACCGCCTGGCGCCGATGTTGCGCGATACGCCATGCCTCAAGGGAAAGGTCAAAGACCCTCGATCGAGGGACAGTGGCAACACGACCTTGCAAAAGAATTTCCCAGGCGGTCGCATTTCGATGATCGGTGCGAACTCGCCAGCGCAACTTGCCTCGAGACCGATCCGAATTGTTTTGCTCGATGAGGTCGATCGCTATCCATCATCGTCGGGTTCCGAGGGCGATCCGATCGAACTTGCCAGGAAACGATCGGCGACGTTTTGGAACCGCAAAATCGTGATGGTTTCGACCCCGACGAACAAGGGCGCCTCGATCATCGAGGAACGCTATCTGCAATCCGACCAGCGGCGGTTTTTTGCGGTCTGCCCGCACTGCGATCACGCGCAAACGCTGGAATGGAAAAACGTCAAATGGACAAAGGATCGGCCCGAAACCGCAAGATATATGTGCGACGGATGCGGCGTTCTCTGGTCCGATGGCGAGCGAAACCGAGCGGTGAAAGCTGGGTTTTGGGATGCGACCCAGGCGTTCAATGGCGTCGCTGGGTTCCAAATCTCGGCCATTTATTCGCCCTGGGTTCCCCTCGAGGAAGCGGTTCGCGATTTCCTCAAGGCCAAGAAATTGCCTGAAATGCTCAAGGTGTGGACGAACACTTATCTGGGCGAGACATTCGAGGTCGAGGGCGATGGCGTTGACGATCAGGACATCCCTGGCAAGGACAGTTTCGATCCCGCGATTTTGCCAGAGGAAGTGGTCCTAATCACCGCGGGCATCGACGTTCAAGACGATCGCCTCGAGATGGAAGTGGTCGGCCACGGGCGGGACCAGGAAACCTGGAGCCTGGATTATAAAATCCTCTATGGAGACCCGTCATCGCCCCAGGTTTGGGGTTTGCTCGAGGCGGCGCTGGGCGAAACGTGGGATCATCCGAGCGGCCTGGAACTGCCAATCCGCTGCGCCTGTATCGACTCAGGTGGCCACCACACGGGGGCGGTTTATAACTTTGTGAAGCCTCGAGAGGGGCGGCGCGTGTTCGCGATCAAGGGCGTCGGCGGCGAGGGAAAGCCTATTGTCGGGAAACCCTCGAAAAACAATCGGCAATCTGTTAGACTGTTCCCCGTGGGGGTCGATGGAATTAAGGAAATGGTTTATTCGAGGCTCAAAATCAGGACACCAGGGCCAGGGTTTTGCCATTTCCCCGAGGGGCGCTCAGATGAGTTCTTTGCCCAGCTAACCGCTGAAAAGATGGTAACGCGGTTCAGAAAAGGGTATAAGAGGCGGGAATGGGTGCAAACGCGCCCCAGGAACGAGGCTCTCGACTGTCGTGTTTATGCGATCGCGGCGGCGGGAATCTTGAACCTGAATGTGAATAGTTTGGCAAATCGGTTCGCGGCGAAGGCGGCACAAAGCGAGGATGACGAGCCTGAGAAAATAGAACAAGAGGTCGCCCCGCAAAGGCGTCCATCACAAAAACAGATGCGGCGTCCTGGCGGTTCTGGTTTTGTGAACTCATGGAGATGATGGTCGATGGCGAACCTATTTGATGCCGCAAACTCACCGACCCAAGAACCGCTCGAGGTAGTGGTCGGGGATTTTATCCAATGGCGACGAACCGACCTCGGCGCCGATTACCCCAATGATGAATATACCGCGACCTATGTTGCCAGGATCACGGGCGGCGGCAACACTGAAATCCAACTGGTAGGGACCGCCTACGGCGAGGATTATCTGTTTTCGGTCGCAAGCGCGGATTCCGCGGATTTCGTTCCAGGCTATTACCACTGGCAACTCGAGATGGTTCGCGATTCCGATGGCGAGCGGGTGGTGGTCGAGCGCGGGACATTTACCGCCATCGCCGACCTCGATGTCGGCGGCGCTGATCCTCGCACCCATGCCGAGATTATGATCGACAAGATCGAGGCGGTTTTGCAGAACCGCGCGGACGCTGATGTCGCGAACTATTCGATCAACGGTCGGTCCCTGGTGAAACTGTCGATCGATGATTTGTTGAGGTGGCGCGATTATTACCGCGCCGAATTTACGATGCAGAAACGAAAAGAGCGAGTGCGCCGAGGAAAATCGACGGGCGCGACCGTGAAAGTGAGGTTCTAAAATGGGCGTCTTTGATTTCCTAAAGCGCGACAAGAAACCCGTTGCACGGCGTTCTTACAAAGCGGCTCAGACAGGGCGGCTTTTTTCTGATTTCATCGCCTCGAGCCGATCGGCAGATTCCGAGATCAAGGCGGCGCTGCAAACGCTGCGCTATCGATGCCGCGATCTGAGCCGCAATGACGAATATGCGCGGCGGTTTTTGACGCTCATCAAAACGAACGTGATCGGCGAACGCGGCGTCCAGGTCCAGGTTAAGGCCAGGAACGCCGATGGCTCGATGGACGCGCCAGGCAATCGGATCATCGAGAACGCCTGGAAGGTTTGGGGCCGCAAGGGCATCTGCACGGTTGATGGCCGCTATTCCTGGAAAGATGCCCAGCGGTTCGCGGCTGAGGCTCTGGCCCGCGATGGCGAGATTTTGGTTCGCCTGGTGAACTATCCAGGCAACCCGCACGGTTTTGCGATCGAGTTCCTCGAGGTCGATTTGCTCGATGAGAACCACAACGAAACCCTGAAAAACGGCAACAAAATCCGCATGGGTGTTGAGATCGATCGGTTCCATCGGCCTGTCGCCTATCATCTTTTGACCGCTCACCCAGGCGATAACGAATATACCTCGAGCCTGGCCACGCGCCGCACCCGCGTTCCAGCGGAAAAGATTTTGCACATTTTCTTGCCCGAGCGAGCGCAACAAACCCGCGGCGTTCCCTGGATGGCATCGGCGATCGCCCCTCTCAAGCAACTAAACGGGATGCGCGAGGCGATCCTGGTGAACGAGCGGATTTCGGCGTCGAAAATGGGTTTCTTTATCACACCATCGGGCGATGAGTTCACTGGCGACGATGTGGAAAACACTTACACGCCAGTGATCGAGGCCGAGCCTGGCACGTTCCACCAACTGCCCAGCGGCGTGGATTTCAAGGCGTTCGATCCATCATCGAGCGCCAACACGTTCGCGGATTTCGAGCGAGCGATCTTGCGCGGCATTGCCTCGGGCCTGGGCGTTTCTTATGCGTCCCTGTCGAACGATCTCACGCAAACATCTTATTCCTCGATCCGCCAGGGCGCCCTCGAGGACCGTGATTTTTACAAGGTTCTGCACGATTTTATGATCGAACATTTTGTCCAGCCCATTTTCCGCGCATGGCTGATGGCGGTGATGGACAACGGCGCGATCCCGATCCCGCCAACGCGGTTCGACAAATTCGCGGACAATCTCGAGTTCCGCGCTCGCGGCTTTGCCTGGGTCGATCCGCAGCGCGAGATGAACGCGAGCGTGATCGGCATCAACTCTGGCATTTTGTCGATGCAAGACGTGGCCAGCCAATACGGTCGAGACATCGAGGACGTGATGGACCAGATCGTTCGCGAGAAACAGATGGCCGAGGAACGCGGCATCAAGCTGGCGTTCGAGCCATTCGGTGGCGGTCAATCGGGGTATGGCCCGATCAAGATCGCGCCAGAGGATTTGGTGGACAACGTGACGGACGGGGGAACTGATGGCGGATAACATTCCCACCGATGCGATGGTCGAGGAGGCCCAGCGCGGCCTCGATTGGCGTTCTGAGTTCGGTCGCGGCGGCACCGAGGTCGGCATCGCTCGCGCCAGGGACATCGTGAACAAGCGCAACCTGTCCGACGAAACGATCGTTCGGATGAACTCATATTTTGCCCGCCATGAGGTGGACAAAGATGCCGAGGGTTTCCGCCCTGGCGAACCAGGCTATCCATCGAACGGGCGGATCGCCTGGGCGCTTTGGGGCGGCGATGCAGGGCAATCCTGGGCCGCTGCTAAGGTCCAGGAAATGGCCGAGGACGATGGCGAGGATGCCCGCCCATATCCAAACGAACACGCGGCCAGGATCACCGATCCGAGCCAATATGATCGGTTCACTCGGCGCAATGATGCCTTTGGCGATGGAATCGATGCGATTTTTGGTGTAAAAGGGAACGAGGGCGCCGAATTGCAATCAATTCGATTTGATGCGGCGCGGTTCTCGGCGGCAGAGGCGAAAGCCTGGTTAGATGAACACGACTATTCCCCGATCAAGTTCGAGGAAGCTATAGAAGAAAGGGCCGAGCCGATGAGCGAGGAACTAGAACAAAGACAAGAGATCGAGGCCGAGATCGAGATCAACGAGCCTCAGATCGCCGAGGAAACGGTCGCCACAGCCGCGGAGAGCGCCGCTGAGGGCGATGTCGAGGTTTCCGAGGGCGATCGCAAGGCACCGATCGAAATCCAGCACCGCTCGATCGGAATGGACGCTGAGGTCGAGGATGATCGCCGCGTTCGGATGTCGATCTCGAGCGAGAAACCTGTCGAGCGTTCGTTCGGCATCGAAATCCTGGATCATACCGAGCGGTCGATCGACCTCTCATTCCTAAATTCTGGCAACGCACCTTTGTTGCTGGATCACGACCCCGAGCGCCAAATCGGGGTGATTGAATCTGTAAATCTCGATTCCTCGGCGCGGCGACTCCGCGCGACGGTGCGATTCTCGAAAGGGCCACTGGGTTCCGAGGTTTACGATGACGTCCGTGATGGTATCCGCAAAAATGTATCTATCGGGTATCGGATCGGGCGAATGGAACGTGACGAATCAGCGGCGGGTGGGAACACCTACCGCGCTCGCGCGTGGACACCGATGGAGGCCAGCATTGTTTCCATTCCCGCGGATGAAACCGTGGGCGTGGGGCGGAAAGCCGAAATCAAATCCCCTGCAAACCCTGTGAAAATGGAGGCTCAAATGAGCGAACATGACATCCAGGCAGTCGAGGAACGCGCCCGCGCGGATTACGCCAAGACTGTCACTGAAATTCTTGAACTTGGCGCGGCCAAGAACAAGCGCGACCTGGCAAACGAAGCCATCAAAAACGGTCTGAGCGTGGCTCAGTTCCGCGGTATGTTGGCTGTCGCGTCGGCAGATCAACCAATCGAAACCCCTGACTCGATCGGCATGAACGAGCAAGAGCGCAAGGATTACTCGCTGATGCGGGCGTTCCGCAACGCTGCGGCTGGCCGTGAAATCGGCGGTTTCGAGCGTGAGGTTTCCGATGAGATCGCAAAGCGCACTGGCAAAGAAGCCCGCGGTTTTTACATCCCGTCGGACATCTTCAAGCGTGATCTGACTGTCGGCACCGACACCGCTGGCGGTTTCTTGAAACCGACCGATCACCTGGGCGGTGAGTTCATCGATGCCCTGCGCCCCAACCTGGTCACTGCCAACCTGGGCGCTCGCATGATGAGCGGCCTGTCGGGCGATGTTGCTATCCCTGCACTGAACGCGAAAACCGCTGTCGGTTTCGTGGCAGAGAACAACGCGCCAGGCTCGGAAGGTGCGCCCACGTTCCGCCAGGTCACGATGTCGCCGAAAACGATCGCACAATACGTCGATCTGTCGCGCAAGCTGATGATGCAGTCCGACCCATCGGTCGAGCAAATCATCCGCGACGATATGCTGCGCCAGTTCGCAGCGAAAATCGATGAGGTCGCGATCGAAGGTGGCGGCACCAACGAACCCACTGGTATCACCAAAACCAGCGGCATCGGTTCGGTGGCAATCGGCACCAACGGCGGCGCGATCACTTACGCCGCTGCGGTCAACCTGGAACGCGAGGTCGCCATCGACAACGCTCTGGGCGGTCGCCTGTCCTACCTGACGAACCCCAAAGTGGTTTCGTCGATGCGCACCACACCTCGCCAGGCGTCGGGTGTTGAGGGTAACTTTATCCTGAACGACTCGAACACCCTGTTGGGTTATGGCGTGGCATCGTCCAGCCTGGTCCCGAGCGACCTGACCAAAGGCACCTCGAGCGGCGTTTGCTCGGCGATGATCTTTGGCAACTTTGCCGATCTGATGATTGGCATGTTCGGCGGCCTGGACGTTCTGGTCGATCCTTACAGCGGTTCCACCACTGGCGCGACCCGTATCTCGATGTTCCAGGACGTGGACATCGCGGTTCGCCACGCTGAATCGTTCGCGGCGATCTTGGACATCACCACAGCCTAAGAAATGGCGGGCGGGGGAAACCCCGCCCATCATCTGA